TTGGTGTATATTGCAATCACTCCGGGCTTTCCGGTGCATCAAACAGTCCCGGCTGACGACATACCGATTGATGCACTTCACTTGTATGTAAGGAACCTATCATGGGAATCGCTACTCACCTTGGCCCTTGGCTGTTGGGCACTACACGTTACACAACTGGCACTGACGCTGCTACAACACGTAACACCGGCGCAACTATCGTCTCTCAAGACAAAGCAGTTGCCTACAACGATGCTGACGCAACTACAGCATTCTGCCTTCCCGCTGGCTCACGTATTGTGAGTTTGCAATTCATCACCATTGACGCGTTTGATCAAGCCACCACAATCACATTGTCTTTGGCTGGCACCGCTATCACTGGCGCAACAACTGTTACCGACGCTGGTCTGGTGACATTCTCTCCTGTGGCTTCTGACGCTGTGGCAACACTCTGGTCAAACACAGGCGCAACTGATAAGTTGTTGACATACACAGTGGCACAAAGCACATCTACCAATGGTGCTGGCGTGTTGGTGGTGAACTATGTTGTGCGTAACTCAGACGGCACAATGTACCAAACATCCACACAGGTCTAATTGATCTCGGGGCTTCGGCCCCTGTTTTAAAGGAGATTGATTATGATGCAGACTGATGTACAGGGTAAGGACTGCGCCGCTGCCGCAACTACCACTGTCTATAACGGGCGCGCTCGTTTTAAAGGTATTTGGTACAGTTCTTCTGGCGCTTCTACCATTGCTATCAAAGATGGCGACACTACGTTGTTTACTTTTACAGTCGCTGGTCAGGCTTCAGATGACATCTGGATTCCCGGTGAAGGCGTGCTGTGTGAGACAAGCCTTGTTGTAACAACAGGTTCTGGCCTAACCGCAGTGGTGTTCTATGGCTGAAGCGAAACAAACAGTTCTGGCGGGGCGTAAGCTGTTCATCGGCATCCCCGCGTATGACGGAAAAATCAACATCAAACTTGCGTACAACATTGCGGCGTTAATGCCCAAGGCGTTGCAGTATGGTGTGTCCGTCAAACTTGGCGACGTCTCTGGTTGCTCAATCATCACCATGGCTAGAAACCAATTGGTGCACGAGTTCCTCAAGACCGACGCTACAGAACTGTTGTTCATTGATTCTGATGTGATTGCCACAGCAGATGATGTTTTACGTTTGATGGCCCAGAGTGGTGACAAAGACATCACTGCTGGCGCTTATCCACGTAGATCAAAAGACAAAAACTTTTTCGCCGATTTGTATTTCGACGAAAACCAAGACCTAGAGTTTGATGGCTCCCTGATGCGCCTTGAGCGTGTAGGCACAGGCTTTATGCTGATCCAGCGCCACGTTATTGAAGCGATGGTTGCCGCACACCCCGAGTGGTTCTATGACTTCAAGGGCGAGCAAGTTTGCGGTGTGTTTGACTTCCAGAACCGTGATGGTCGCTACCTTGGCGAAGACTATTTGTTCTGTGATCGTGCACGTGAGCACGGCTTCAAGATTCATATTGATGTCGACATCAGCTTGCCACACGTCGGTACCGAAGCATTTGAAAACAACTTTAGAGAAGAAGTTGTTCTTCCCCTTTTGGAAATGATTCGTCAATCTAAACTGAAGGTTGTAAATGGCTAAGACACCAGCATGGACAAGGAAAGAAGGCAAGAATCCCAAGGGCGGCCTGAACGCCAAGGGACGGGCCTCTGCGAAAAAGCAAGGCATGAACTTGAAACCTCCCCAGCCGGAAGGTGGCGCACGCCGCGACTCTTTCTGCGCCAGAATGACCGGGATGAAGAAGAAATTAACGAGCGAGAAGACGGCCAAAGACCCGAACTCCCGCATAAATAAATCACTCAGAGCGTGGAATTGCTGAGATGGAATTGATGGTCTGGAACATTGTCCTTTCATTTGCATCAGCGCTGTTGCTGTTCTGGGTGAAGGTGTCGCACGATGAAGTGAAACGCTTGAGTATTCTCTTGAGTAAGACTCGGGAAGAACATGCGGAGAAGTTCGTCACCAAGTCGGACGTGCACAATGATATGAACCGTGTGATTCAACGTCTTGATCGCCTTGATGCGAAACTAGACGAGTTCATGAAGGAGCAGAGAAGTGCCCTCGGTTAGTAAGAAACAACATAATTTCATGGCGGCTGTGGCTCACAACCCACAGTTTGCTAAGAAAGCAGGCGTCCCACAGTCCGTGGGCAAAGACTTTAACGAAGCGGACAAGGGCCGCAAATTTGCAAAAGGTGGCGACATGAAACACGAAGACGTGAAGATGGACAAGAAGATGATGCAGAAGGCCGTGAACAAACACGAGAGCCGTTTGCACAAGGGTCAGCCCATGACTAAGTTTGCTAAGGGTGGAGTCACCCGTGCAGATGGTTGTGTATCCAAAGGCCACACCAAGGGCACAATGATCAAGATGGCCGGCGGCGGCTGCTACTAAGGAAATACCATGCCTACTAAAAAAGCAATGTACGGCTACACAATTGCCGATGACGTCGATCCAAACCTGCCTGATCAATCTGGCGAAAAGTTTGATACAGATAAGATGCGAAGTGGCCGTGCCCAACTCGTACAGACACCATTTGCCGATCGCAAAGCAATGCGGTATTTAGGTAAAGGTGACGAGCCCGATTTTGACGTAACCAAAGCTGGTGCTGGTCGTGGTAAGCAGGGTGGCCCTACCGCCAAAGAACTCAAGAAGTATGAAGACAAGCAGAACGCTGGTATTTTTACTGAAGGTAAGAAAATGCCCCCTTCACCGCGCGAGATGGCCAAGGGCGGTAAAGTCAAGAAGATGTCTACCGGTGGCTTCACTCGTGCGGCTGATGGTATTGCCCAGCGTGGTAAGACACGTGGAAAGATGTGCTAAATCATGTTAGCAAGTCGCGGCATGGGTGCCATAAACCCCTCTAAAATACCAAAAGGTATCGTGAAGAAGCGTCGTGATAACACGGACTTCTTGGAGAACGGTAAGCGCAAACCACGCCGCGACAACACTGACTTCACCGAGTACGCCGAAGGCGGTAAGGTCAATGAGGCAGGTAACTACACTAAACCCGGACTGCGCAAGCGGATCGTGGCACAGGTAAAAGCCGCAGCAACTCATGGCACAGGCGCAGGTCAGTGGTCAGCACGTAAAGCGCAACTTGTTGCGAAGAAGTATAAAGAAGCCGGTGGAGGGTACAGAGATTGAAAGCACCGCAGAAATCGCTAAAAGATTGGGGTGACCAGAAGTGGCGCACCAAGTCTGGAAAGCCGTCGAGTAAGACGGGGGAGCGATATTTGCCCGAGGCTGCAATCAAGTCCCTATCACCAGCGGAGTATGCCGCTACAACCCGTGCAAAACGTGCTGGCAAAAAGGCCGGTAAACAGTTTGTAGCGCAACCCAAAACTATTGCAAAGAAAACGGCAGGATTTAGATGACCACTACCGGAACCACGCTCTTTAATCTTGACTTCACGGACATTGCCGAGGAAGCATGGGAGCGTGCGGGTCGTGAGATGCGTTCTGGCTATGACTTGCGCACTGCACGCCGCTCCATGAACCTGATGACCATCGAGTGGCAAAACCGTGGCATCAACATGTGGACTATCGAGGAAGGGACTATCCCCCTCGTGCCGGGTCAGAACACTTATGCCCTGCCTAACGACACCATTGACTTGTTAGAGCACGTCATCCGTACGGGTGGCAACACAGCCTCAACACAGGCTGACCTCACTATCACACGTATCAGTGTGTCTACGTACGCGACAATCCCTAACAAGTTAGCGCCGGGACGTCCAATCCAGATTTGGGTTCAACGCATGAGCGGTGAGACAAGCCCTACCGGTACAACTCTGGATGGTGCAATCACATCAACTGACACAACAATTACAGTGGCAGACGCGTCGAATCTGGCGGGTACAGGGTTCATTAAATTGGACAATGAGATCATCAACTACGGATACATCACAGGCAACACCCTGTATAACTGCTTCCGTGGTCAGCAGAACACTACCGCTGCAGCGCATACCACTGGCACAACGGTCTACAACCCCAACGTGCCAGCCGTGACGCTGTGGCTCACACCTGACAATTCTCAGCAGTACACGCTCGTATATTACCGCCTACGCCGCATTCAAGATGCGGGGGCTGGTATTGAGACAGGCGACATGAATTTCCGCTTCCTGCCCGTTGTGGTGGCAGGCTTGGCGTACTATATCGCCATGAAGGTGCCTGAGTTGGCGCAGCGCCTGCCGATGCTTAAAGAGGCATACGACACCCAGTTTGACCTTGCCGCAGGTGAAGACCGCGAAAAAGCCGCGATTCGCTTTGTACCCCGTCGTCAGTTCCTCGGGAGCGGTGTCTAATGGGAAATAGGTTTGCTACCGGCAAGATAGCCATTGCGATATGCGATCGCTGTGGCTTTCAGTTTCGCCTGCGCAACCTCAAAGAAGAGATTATTAAGACCAAGCGGTACAACATCTTGGTCTGTCAAGAGTGCTGGGACCCTGATCAACCGCAGTTGCAGTTGGGCATGTACCCTGTGGACGATCCACAAGCCTTGCGTAACCCGCGTAGGGACACAACCTACGTAACGTCAGGCATAAACGCCAACGGCAATTTGTCTGGTGGCTCTCGGGACATCCAATGGGGATGGAACCCTGTTGGGGGTGGAAGATTTTTTGACGTCGATTTAACGCCAAACTACTTGGTGGCAACGACATTTGTTGGTACAGTAACGGTCAGTTAAGGAGATCATCATGGCATACACACGATCAGCAGACGGCATCGCCAAAAAAGGCAAGACCGAAGGCAAAAATTACGGCGACAGCGGCCCCGCAGTTGGCATCCAAACCGGCGGCAAAGGTCGTTCTGGCGGCGGTAAAACCAATGCAGATATGAAATCTATGGGCCGTAACTTGGCCAAGATTGCAGCACAAAAGCGAGGTTAATATGGCCACAGTAAACAACAAGCCAGCATCTTCTTACGCCAAGCCACACACTATGAGTGGTAAGAGCGTGACTGTTGCTGAGAACCCCGGCAGTGGCCCAAACCATAGCAAGGTTGACACAGTCAACATGAGCGTTGGTAACATGAGCAAGTCTGCTGGTGAGCAACCTACAAAGACGTCAGGCATCATGGTGCGTGGCGGTAAAGCCCAGACCAAAGGCAGAATGGCACGCGGCCCTATGGCCTAAGAGGTAGACATGAACTACACCGAGTTAAAAGCCCAAATTCAGAATATCTGCGAAAACGAGTTCGACGATACGACTTTGGCCATGTTCACGCAACAAGCGGAACAGAAAATCTACAACTCGGTGCAGATCGCTAACCTGCGCAAAAACGTAACAGGTGTGTTGGCAACAGGCAATAAATACCTTGCGTGCCCTGAAGATTTTTTGTCGGTGTACAGCATCGCAATATACCCAGCATCGGGCACGGGTGACTATCTGTATTTGCTAAACAAGGACGTCAACTTCATTCGTGAAGCATATCCAAATCCAGCAACCACAGGTAAGCCCAAGCATTACGCTATCTTTGGCCCACAGTCGGCCAACGTGAACGAGTTGTCGTTTATTCTTGGCCCTACACCAGACGCCAACTACAACGCTGAACTGCACTACTATTATTACCCGCCGTCTATTGTGACCGCCGGTACTACATGGCTTGGTGACAACTTTGACAGTGCACTCCTTAACGGCGCATTGGTTGAAGCCTTGCGTTACATGAAGGGCGAAGCTGCTGATACTGCTGTGTACGATAAGTTGTATCTACAAGCATTGACACTGCTCAAGAACTTGGGTGATGGTAAACAACGCGCTGATGCTTATCGGGATGGTCAATACAGGATGCCTGTGACATGAGTAGCATAGTCCAAACACAGACAACAAGTTTTAAAGCTGAGTTGTACGAAGGCGTCCATAACTTACTTACGGATACGCTTAAGATTGCTTTGTACACCGCAGCAGCAGATTTAAATGAAGCCACCACTGTGTACACAACCACCGCAGAGGTGGCAGGTACAGGCTACGTTGCAGGCGGAGTGGCCTTGACTGGCGTAACAATTAACACGTCCGGATACACTGTCTATGTAGACTTTGCTGACGTGGTGTTTAACGCATCAGTAACCGCTCGTTGTGCCTTAATCTACAACGTCAGTGAGGGCAATAAATCCATTGCTGTGTTGGACTTTGGTTCTGACAAGACCTCCACAAATTTCACCATCACAATGCCTGCTAACACAGCCACAGCAGCATTGATTCGTTCTTCTAATTAAGGAGTCTCACATGAGTTTGGACAAAATGTCTGCTACTGACCAAGTAGCCGCAATTACAAAATACAACACAATGCCTTCTGACCAGATGGCAATTGAAGGTTACTACCACGCCGTTTGCTACAGCATTGATGGCTTTATCAAGTGGGAAGAACCTATTCAAAACTTGGTAACAACTGTTGGTAAAAACTTGACCTTGGACACCATCCTTGGTAACTCAGCCGCTGGTGCAGTTGTGATGGGATTAAAGGGTACGGGTACTGCCCTTGTGACGGATACGCAGGCTTCTCACGGAAGCTGGTTGGAAGTGGGTGGCACTAACGCCCCCGCATACTCTGGTAATCGTCCTACGCCATCATTTGCGTCAGCCGCCGCAGCAAGCAAGGCTACGTCTTCTGCCGTGTCATTCTCTATGACTAGCACAGGTACAGTGGCGGGTTGCTTCATTAACATTGGCGGTAGCGCAACTAAAGATTCAACCACTGGCACATTGTTTTCCGCTGGTGATTTCTCTAGTTCTAAAGCTGTTGTTAACGGCGACACAATTGCAGTTACATACACATTAACATTGACTTAATATGGCGTTAGCTTGGGGTGACGGCGCATGGGGTGATAACGCATGGGGCGGGGGAGAAACTTTCCCCGTCAGCGTTACTGAAACTACCGCATTAGCCGAATCCCAAGCGGCTGGGTTGTTGATTGATGTAAGTATTACGGAGTCGTTGACAGATGCAACGGCTTGGGGTGCGGATAGTTGGGGTTCTGGTCTGTGGGGCGGTACGTCAGGCATTCAGGATATTCAGACTGTAGCTTTGACAATGAATGTGGCGGTGGATGAATCTGCTGCTATTGCTGAAGATCAGTCTGCTACTGCGGTGTTTGCTGGGGCTATAACTGAGACTGCGGCTATTGCTGATACAAATGAGGCAATAACAAGTTACAACGAAAGCGTGGCGGATAGTCAGGCCATAACGGATACAAACGAAGCGCAGACAAGTTATACAGAGAGTGTGTCGGATTCGTTGGGAATTGTGAGTGTAGAAGAGGCAGTTGCTACATTCTTAGGTAATATATCTGAGTCGATTGAAATAGCAGAAGCACAGGTGGCTGTGCTGATTATGACCATCGTAGAGTCGATGGCTATTGAAGAAGGAACGACTGTAGGTACGTATTACCAAGAATTCTTAACTGAATCTGCGGCAATAACGGATACAAATACTGGTGGTGCAACCTACCAAGTAAGCCAAACGGAAACGATGGCAATCACAGAAACAAACGGTGGGCGATATTTGTGGGAAATTATTGATGACACAGAGGTCGCAAACTGGCAAAATATCAGCAATCCGCAAACACCGGGCTGGGCTGCTGTTGATACAACGGAATCGCCCGGTTGGACACAAATTTCTACACAGTAGGAGCATTAAATGGCAAATACGGCACTAATCGGCCTCACGCTACCAGCCACGGGCACACTGTCCGGGCAGTGGGGCGACACAGTTAACAACGCCATCTCGCAGATCGTTGACGTTGCCGTTGCTGGTACGCAGACAATCTCCACTGATGCAGACGTTGATCTGACTCTTACAACTGGTACTTATGCCAGCACCGGTCTGACATCAACAAGCTCACAGTACGCAGTTCTCCTGTGTACAGGCGCACGTACAGCGGCTCGTAACATTAACACTCCCAAGCAGTCTAAGACCTACGTTGTTATTAACGATACGTCTGGTGGCTATGCAATCACAGTGCGTGGTGGCCCGACATCTCCTACGACTGGTGTAACTGTAGCGGCTGGCACACGGGCAATCATTGCTTGGAACGGCTCTGACTTTGTGAATGTAGGCGGTGGCTCTGCGGCTGGCTCTAACACTCAGGTTCAGTTCAATAGCTCTGGTTCTTTTGGCGCTTCTGCTAACTTGACCTTTGACGGCACAACGCTGACTGCCAATGACATCATTGACTCTTCACTGACAGCCAGCAAGCCTGTATTTACAAACGGCAGTAAGAACTTGGTGTCTACTGGAACTCTTGGTGTGGATCAGGGCGGTACGGGTCTAACCACTTTGACTGCCAATAACGTCATTCTGGGTAACGGTGCATCAACGCCCAGTTTTGTAGCACCCGGCTCAAACGGTAATGTTTTGGTGTCTGACGGCACTACATGGACATCTGCTGCACCTGCGGCATCTGGTGTATCTCAAGCGAGAGCAACGGCTATCGCAATGGTCTTTGGGTTCTAATTATGCTTACTCAAGAAAAAGTGCGTGAAATGTTTGACTACCGTGAAGACGGTAAGTTAATCCGTCGCCACTCCACAATGGGTAACGGTAACCATGCTGGCGCTGTAGTTGGCACAAAACCAACAGGCGCTCGTAACTACAGATATAGCGCAACCAAAGTTAACGGGCAACATTGGTGTGTACATAAGTTAATTTACTTGTACCATTACGGGGTTGTGCCAAAACAGTTGGATCATATTAACCGAGATACAACAGACAACCGTATTGAAAATTTACGCCCTGCGGATGCCGTACAAAACGCTTGCAACCGAAAGTTATTTTCAAACAACACATCTGGTTGTAAAGGTGTATCTTGGAATAAAGTTTCCAAAAAATGGACTTCGTATATTTCTATAAATGGCAAATTTACCAAATTGGGTATGTTTGATGACCTAGAGTTAGCCGATTTTGTTTCAACCGAAGCCCGTGATTTGTATCATGGCAAATATGCAAACCACGCATAAAGGAGAATCCTATGAGTAACCCGAACCTCTTAGCCGCGACCACAGCGTCAGGCACAACTACATACCTCACACCCGGCGGTACAACTGCACTGGTTCTTGTGCCTAATGCCGCTTCTAGCGGTCAGGTGTTTAAGATCAATCAGATCGTTGCGGCTAACGTAAACGGCTCTGCGGCTGTAGACGCTACTGTGTCTATCTACACTAACGGTGCAGTGGCTCAAGGCTCTGCGCCTTCAGGCGGTACGGCTTACCCAATTGTGTCTACAGTGTCTGTCCCTGCTGATGCTTCGTTGATCGTGACTGATAAAACCACGGCTATATACTTGATGGAAGGCACATCAATTGCTGTCACATCTGGTACAGCCAGCGGTATCACATACAGCATCTCATACGAAGTCATTAGCTAAACGGGGTTACAGATGTCTAATCGCTACAAAGGCGCGGTCATTTCCGCAACGCCACCGACAACTTCGGGTGGGCCATCAGGCACTGCGTCTGGCGCATGGACATTAGAACAACAGTTACAGTTGCAAGCGGCTGGGTTGTGGCCTAGTCAACCCCCGCCAAACTACATTGAGGAGGTGTTTAGCACATTTCTTTATACAGGAACAGGCGCGGCTCAAACCATCACCAACGGGATTAACTTATCTGCCAATGGTGGGTTGGTTTGGACTAAAAGACGAGACGTTGGTAATAGCCATGCTCTTTATGACACCGTAAGAGGTATTGATTATTACTTGTCAACAAACAGTGTTGGTTTTTCGGCGTATTCCCCCGGCGATGTAACATCGTTTAACACAACTGGCTTTTCATTAGGCTCAGGCACTGTACCCAACACTAGCGGCGGAACTTACGCCTCATGGACATTCCGAGAACAAGCCAAGTTCTTTGATGTTGTGACGTGGACAGGCTCAGGCGCAAACAGAACAATTGCCCATTCACTAGGCTCTGTGCCCGGTTGTATTATTGTCAAGCGCACAGACACCACAGCGGATTGGGCTGTTTACCACCGCAGCCTTGCAAACACACAATACCTTGTTTTAAACACTTCAGCCGCAGCCGCCACAGGCGCTACTTGGTGGAACAGCACAACCCCCACATCTTCAGTATTCAGCGTAGGCACTGACGCAAGTGTTAACGCATCAGGCGGTACATATGTGGCTTATGTATTTGCCCATGACGCAGGAGGCTTTGGCCCAACTGAAACAGACAATGTAATTTCGTGTGGTACGTTTACTGCTGGAACTGGTAGTGTCAATCTAGGCTATGAGCCGCAATGGATTATGTTCAAAGGTCTGACCGGATCAAACGAATGGATAATGTTTGACACCATGCGTGGCTGGCCTACAGAAGCACCAAATAAACTGTTGATGGCAGAATATTCTTCGGCAGAAAGCGACACCTCTGTCATCTGTCAACCTACCGCAACTGGGTTTAACTATAGCTTTTCGCCAAGTTGCATCTACGTAGCAATTCGCCGTGGCCCAATGGCAGTGCCTACTGTGGGGACTAGTGTGTTTAGTCCTGTTGCTAGAAATGGAACAGGCGCAACAGCGGTTATCACTACACCCGGTTTTCCTCCAGATATGACTTTGGTCAGGAATTCAAACAATTATGCAGACAGTAAAAATTTTGTAAATGACAGATTGCGTGGAAATCTTGCTTATTTAATAACACAACAGACTAGTGTTGAAGCATCAAATTACACAACACAAATTCTAAGTTTTGATATGCTTGGGTTTACGCTTGGCGCAGACCAAACTAATGGTGGTATGAATTATTCTGCCGCCGCTACTTACATTAACTACTTCTTCAGACGTGCCCCTAGCTTCTTTGATGAGGTTTGCTATACAGGGACGGGAAGTTATCCATTTACAATCAACCACAATCTTGGGGTTGTTCCTGAATTGATGATTTTTAAAACAAGAAGTACTGCTGATGGTTGGTATACATACGCAAAACCAATCACTTCACCCAACGCAGATTGGTATAAAAATTATGGCTCTTTAAATAATACTAATGCATTTGGAAGCGATTCATTTTCTTTTACATCATCTCCAACAAGTACAACAATTCCAGTTGCAGCGTACTATGCGGCATCAGGAGTTACATACGTTGCTTACCTATTTGCAACCTGCGCTGGTGTAAGCAAAGTAGGAACATACACAGGCAACGCAAGTAACACTGTAACTGTGCCTTGTGGCTTTACAGCGGGGGTTCGGTTTGTACTCATCAAGCGCACCGACAGCACAGGTGACTGGTATTTCTGGGATTCAGCACGAGGAATCGTGGCGGGCAATGACCCTTACTTGCTTTTAAACAGCACAGCGGCTGAAGTCACGGGTACTGATTACGTTGACACTTACGCCGCAGGGTTTGAAGTTACCAGCACAGCACCCGCAGATTTAAACGCCACTGGCGGCACATACATCTTCTTGGCAATCGCATAAGGAAAAATCATGCAAATACGAATTCGCGCAACAGGTCAGGTGCTTTTACAGCACGAGTGGGAAAAGTGGGTTGCACAGACCTACGCCAAATCATTAAGCGGTATCACTGAAGAGGCGGTCAATCGCTTTGAATCAGACATTGTGTTTGAAGGCCCACAAGCATCAGGCGGTACGGTATACCAATACAGCCAACGTGATGGCGTAGAGCAACTTGAAGGCAAGTGGTACACCAAGTACATCCTTGGCCCTACCTTTACTGATCGCCCTGCTACTGAAGACACACCAGCACAAACTGCTGCTGAACAGGAAGCTGCCTACAAAGCCATGAAAGATGCTGAACAGGCTGAGTCTGTACGAACTCAGCGTGGTGAGAAGCTGAAGGAATGCGACTGGACACAAGTAGCTGACGCTCTGCTGGACGCTCCTGTAGACAAAGCTGCATGGGCTACATACCGTCAGGCACTGCGTGATGTGACAGCTCAAGCTGGGTTCCCCTGGACAATTGACTGGCCTACACAGCCGGAGTAAACGATGAGCGAACAGATTGATGCAACGGAGGCCCGTTTGACGACCCATGAGCAAGTTTGCGCCCATCGATATGAAGGCATCCAGAAATCGTTTGAGTCCGGCTCAAAGCGCATGGCAAAGATTGAGTATTTGCTTTATGCGGTGATCGCTGCTGTCTTGCTTGGCCCAGGTGTTGCCGCCGAGTTTGTCAAAAAGCTGTTTGGTATTTGACCATGAGAGATTTTGCCGAGGCCATCGTCGCGGCAATTCTCATTGTTGGCATAGTTGTCTGGACAGCCAAAGTTTTATTTGAGGTGCTGAAGTAATGGATCCGCTAACCGCCCTTGCCGCTGTTTCGGCTGCCGTAAACCTTGTTAAAAAGGCTGTCAAGACTGTTGACGATGTTCGCAGTCTTGGCCCTGTCTTAGGTAAATACTTTGATGCCAAATCCGATGCTGTAAAAGTTTTGGAAGAAGCTAACAAAGGCGGGTTTAGTGGCTCCAACATGGGTAAGGCTGTTGAGCTTGAGCTTGCCATTGAGAATGCTCGTCAGTTTGAAGAACAGGTTAAACAGTTGTTCTTTCCTCACAACATGGATGTGTGGGAGAAGATTGTCAATCGTCGCGCTCAAATGGATGCTGACGACAAAGCACAAAAGCGCAGGGCTGCTGATGCTGCTATCCAAATGCGTAAAAAGCGCAAAGAAGACTTTGAACTGTGGACAGCCATCATCTTGGCTTCTGTTGTTCTGATCGCTGTGCTGTGGATCGGTGTTGAGGTCATCTACTACTGCCGGGAATACAAATGTGGAAGCTAATAGTCCCTTTGATCTTGCTGGTTGGATGTGACGAGCAGTATCGCTATTACTGTCAGAACCCTGACAACTTTTATGCTGAGCGTTGCCAGAAGCCTCGTTGCCAGTTTACGCAAACGTGCCCTGAATATTTGGTAGCACCAATCCTGGAGAAGCAAATTGAGCAAACAAAACCAGCCTCAGAGCCAACACCAGTCCGCTGAAGATGCGGTAATGTTGCTGGAAGTCCGCATATGGGCTTTCGTGGTGGTAGCTGTGACCGTCATCTTGTTTGGCATTGTGGTGGCTTTGCTGTATTCGGTGACATTTGTTACCCAGCCAATCAAGTCAATGGCTCCAATCGATCAGGCATATACCAAGATGCTGAACGACATTGTTCTTCTGATTGTTGGCGGCATTGGTGGCGTTATTGGTAAACGTGCAATGTCAACTGCTGCAAAGGCTTTTACGCCTCCACAACAGCCGATGTGCCAACCAATGATGGGTGGCTACAACCAAAGCAGTTATGCGCCTCCACAGTCCGCTTATGGCCTTCCAAGCCAGCCTTTTGGAGCTATGCCTGTTTGGAAGAACCCAGAGCTAGATGAAAGCTGGACTCCTGGCCCTCCACCTACTACGCCTCCAGAGCATCTTGAAGACGACGAGGATCGTGCAGAAATTGCAGCAGCTCGTAAGGAACAAGAATGAACCCGCTTGCTTTGTATCCTGCAATTGCGCTTGCTGCGCTTTTGACAATTGGCGGGTTTTACAAATACGGCTACAGCAATGGCTGGGATAAGCGAGACTCGGAGATGCAAGTTGAGATTGCTCGCAAGAATGAAGAAGCTAGAGCCAAAGAGCAAAATATGGCAAAGGCTGTAGCTGACAAAGAAGTGGAACTACGAAAGGCTAATGATGTCATCAGTAAAAAGCAAACTGACCTTAACGCTGCTATTCGTTCTGGCAGGGTGCGCCTCCCCTCCTCCAGTTGTTCACAAGCCAGCACAAGTGCCGCCATTGCCGTTGGAGATAGCAACCAAACGAGAGGCGAATCTAACCGACAGGCTGACGAAACTACTGATTCCGAACGAGCAACCCTCCAAGCCATCGCAGAAATAGTTGCACAAGGCGACAAGAACACAGCGCAACTCAATTCATGTATTGACGCTTATGACCAAATGAGGAGCATCGTTAATGGTAACCCCTGACCAACTGCAAAGACTGCACATTGGCCCACAATGGGCTGATGCTTTGAACGCTACGTTTGAGCGATTCAATATTCTGACCCCGCGCCAGCAAGCTGCTTTTATTGGTCAATGTGGACATGAGAGTGGTAACTTCCGAGCTTTGGAAGAAAACCTCAATTACCGCGCTGCTACGCTGCTGAAGCTGTTCCCGCGCACACCCAAGCGCACATGGGGTTTTACGCCTGAAGAGGCTGCGGCCTACGAGCGCCAGCCCAAGAAAATCGCCAACCGCATCTACGGCAACCGCATGAACAACCGGGATGAGGCGTCTGGGGATGGCTTTCGTTTCCGAGGAAGAGGAATTTTGCAATTGACAGGCGCGGCGAATTACCACCATGCAGGGCAGGCGCTGGGCGTGGACTTCATCATGGAGCCTGATTTGGTGGCAACTCCCCAGTACGCCGCGCTGACGGCTGGGTGGTTTTGGAATACGCAGAAGCTCAACGCAATTGCTGAGTCTGGGAATCACTTAGCTCTGACAAAAAAGATCAATGGTGGAACGATTGGTTTGGATGACCGAATCAAACACACCAATGAGGCTTTAAACGTGCTTATTGGTTAACGCTCTATTCCTTGTAGACGGTCTGCGACAAGCTGGGCGTATCCAGCAATATCCACCCAATTGTCTAGATAGTCTGCATCACCCACAGCGATCCTTGCCAGCTTGTGACAAATCATTTCAATGGCAAGTGATTGATCGTGTTTGAGCAACTTCAATTTGTCAATCTTCATGTTGTCAAATACGGCTTCTTGAATGTCACTTGTGGCTTTAGCAACATCAACAAATTTACCGTAACGAGCGCCTCGCTCATCAAGAATTGCGTCAATCATCACGATGCCTTAACAAAAACGCC